GGATAGAGGACGCGGACATCATCATAATAGAGGACTACTGGTCGCCGGGGCGCGTGATAGACACCTACTGGGACTCGCTCTCGAAAGAGGACGTGAGGAAGATAGAGGAATGCCCCGACAATATGGGCGGCGCCTATTACGACAGCATGGACAACATCGATCCGAGGTACGGCATCATCGACGCCCGCGCCATAGGCGACAGGATTGCCGACAACGGCGGCTACGCCTTCGATCCTTTCCTGCTGTTCGACAACGACGAGAGCAGCTCCCTGCTGCCCTACGACATGGAGGGCAACATAAGGGTGCTGAAAGTGTATTGGAAATCGCGGCGCAAGATAAAGAAAGTGAAGAGCTACGACCCGCAGACCGGCGAGGAGCAGTTCTCGTTCTACCCCGAGACCTACGTCACGCGAGAGGACATGGGCGAGGAGGAGCAGTGCTTCTGGGTGAACGAGGCGTGGGAAGGCGTGAAGATAGGGCAGGACATATACGTCAACATGCGCCCGCGCCCGGTGCAGTACAACAGGCTGAGCAACCCCTCGCGGTGCCATTTCGGCATAGTGGGGTCGATATACAACATCAACGGCGACCGCCCGTTCAGCCTCGTCGATATGATGAAGCCATACAACTACCTCTACGACGTTATCCACGACCGCCTGAACAAGACCCTCGCGAAGAACTTCGGCAAGATAGTGAAGCTCGACTTCGCCAAAGTGCCGAAGAAATGGGACATCGAAAAATGGCTGTACTTCATCAAGGTTAACAACATCGCCGTGGAGGACTCCTTCAAGGAAGCCGACTACGGCGCGGCCACGGGCAAGATCGCGGGCGCGCTGAACAACGCCTCGTCGGGCGTGATAGACGCGAGCCTCGGCAACGAGATACAGCAGTATGTCGCGCTGCTTGAGAACATAAACACGCAGATGGGCAACGTCATCGGCCTCACTCCGCAGCGTCTGGGCGCGATAAGCAACAGGGAGACCGTGGGCGGCGTGGAGCGTTCGACGCTCCAGAGCTCGCACATCACGGAATGGCTGTTCTTCACCCACGACTCGGTGAAGAAGCGCGTGCTGGAATGCCTGCTCGAGACGGCGAAGATAGCCATGCGCGGCAGGAGCAAGAAGTTCAGCTTCATCCTCTCGGACGGCTCGGAGAAGCTCGCCGAGATAGACGGCGACGAGTTCGCGGAGTGCGACTACGGCATCGTGGTGGACAACGGCACCGGCTCGCAGGAGCTCAACCAGAAACTCGACACCCTCGCGCAGGCCGCCTTGCAGAACCAGCTGCTCGACTTCTCGTCGATAATGAAGCTCTACACCACCGCGTCGCTCGCGGAGAAACAGCGCATGGTGGAGACTGCCGAGCGCAGGACGAGGGAACAGCAACAGCAACTCCAGCAGCAGCAACAGGAGCTGCAGCAGGAGGAGCTGCGGCAGAAAGCGCGGCAGGCGGAGGCCGATCAGGAGCTCAAGTACAAGATGCACAAGGAGGACAACGAGACCAAGATACTCGTGGCCGAGATAAACTCGAAGGCCGAGGACGAGCGTTTCGCGATGATGCAGGACGACGATGGCATCAGCAAGGAGCAGCAGTATGACCTGCAGCGGCGTGAGCTCGACCAGAAAGTGCGCGAGTTCGAGGAGAAGATACGCCTTGAGAAGGAGAAGCAGGAATTCGAGAAGTCGAAGCACGACGACGACGTCGCCCTCAAGCGGCAGCAGATAAACAGCAACAGGACCAAAAAATAACACACATATATGCAACAGAAAGACAAGACAGTGGTGTCGAGATACGAGCCGGCATCCGACGCGGTGCTGTGGGTTGATTCCCGCAACAAGAAGCTGAAGTTCCGTGGGGACAGCGGCTGGGAGACCGTGAACGACGGGCAGCACGACGACAACGCGAAGGACATCGCGGCGCTCAAGAAGGAGACCGCCACGATAAAGACGAGCGTGACCAAAGTGAGCAAGAGCGTGACCACGCTGTCGGAAGAACTGGACAGCGCGAAGAGCGAGGTGGAGGCGGACATCAAGGAGATGGAAGCCAAAGCCTCGGAGCTTGAGGAGAAGACCTCGGAGCTCGGCGCGTCGGTGGATGCCGTGAAAGAAGACACCAAGGCGAATGCCGAGAATATCGAGACCAATGCGCAGGACATCTCCGCCAACGCGGGGAACATAAAGAAGAACGCGGAGGAGATAGACAGTCTGAAGCTCACGCCGGTGACATACGCGGAGCTGAAAGCCCTGCGCGACGGCGGAAAGCTCACTGCGGGCGTGCAGTACAGGATAACCGACTATGCCTGCACGACCGTACAGGCATACACTCGGAGCGCGGGACACTGTTACGACATCGTGGTGACGGCGGACGACACGGAAACCCTCAACGAGAACGTGCGTGCCATCCTGCATGAGGGTGACACATACTTCGCCGACAACGACCTTTCGGCATGGGAGCTCAAATACACGATAGACAACGATGCGGAGCGGTTCGCGTGGGCTGACGCGACGGACGGGAAGGGCGTGGTGTTCTACATGAAAGACGAGTTCGGCAACGAATGCCCGTATGACTTCAAGAATATCCAGTTTAAGCGGTGCAAGGTGACTGCAGGCAAGGACTCCCTGTCGTCGCTCGACGGTATGTACCTCGGAATGGAGGCCGTGTCGCAGACGGGACTCACGCTGGCCGCGTCCGACTATATATGGTGCTACACCTTCAGTATGGCCTCATACGAGCTTGACGGCGAGGAGCTGACCGTGGACTACACCGTGCAGACCGACAGCTCGCTGAACAACCGGAAGAGCTACGACCCCGACGGTGGCGGCTACGCCCATCCCGTGATATACTGCGAGAACAACAGAATCGCCGTTTACCGCACCGGCGTTATCGTGGACGACGGCACGACGACGCAGCCGCAGAGCCTCAACGACATTGTGCTGCAGGACGTGCCGAAATACTACGAGGGTGACGACCAGATACAGGCGCGTGTGGAGTTCAACAGCTGCGCGGGCAACACGTTCGGAATGGGATGCCACGGCATATCCGCCCTTGAGAACTTCTCGAACAACACTTTCGGGAACTGGTGCTACTCCAACACTTTCGGGAACTGGTGCTACTCCAACACTTTCGGGAACTGGTGCTACTCCAACACTTTCGGGGACGGCTACGACTCCAACACTTTCGGGGACAGCTGCTACTCCAACACTTTCGGGGACGGCTGCGACTCCAACACTTTCGGGGACGGCTGCAACTACAACACTTTCGGGGACAGCTGCTACTCCAACACTTTCGGGAACTGGTGCTATCACAACAGCATAACACAGAGTCCCGACGGCGCTACCGACGTTTTCGCGAGACACAACATCCTCGACAACGGTGTTGCCTATGTGACGCTCACGTCGGACGAGACCATCGACAGCACGACGTACATACAGAATGTACACATCTGTCAAGGAGTGAAAGGCACGAGTTCGGGAGTGAAGACCGTGACGGTGAGCCGTGGACTCGCCTACCAGACGGAGGTGAAAGCCGCAGGCAGCGTGACAGTGGAAGTATGAGGAATGATGAATGTTGAAAGTTAAACGTTAAATTACAGACTATATGGAAAAGACTATATTGGTAGGGTCGCGGGCTTTCTTCGGCCAGATGGATGGCTACAAGAGCAAGGACGTTGACTATGTGATGCTGACGGACGAGCCGAAAGGCTTCGGTAACGTGCGGCAGACGAGCGGCGGCGGCTATTGCCTCTTCGAGTGGCGGAAGATGACGGCGCAGGAGTTCGTGGACTACACGCTGCGGTCGGGAGGACCGAAGATGCAGGCGGGGAAATTCCTCGTGAAGGAGTTCGCCGACGAAGTGGGCTTCACCCTCGAACACCTGAAACAGCTCGAAAGCGTGTTTGACGGCCTCGACGGCAAGCACCAGTACGAGAAGATAATCTACGACGCGTACGTCGCCAACGGCGGCTACATGCTGACCGACGAGCAGCTCGCCGCCGCTTATGAGAGCTACAAGGCCGCTCGACCAGGGGACTACAAGGCCGAGGAGGAAATGCGGGGCGACGGGCAGACTGGTACCGAGGAAAGCTCGGCAACTGAAGCGGAAGGACAGGACAGTACTGCTGAAACGGAATGACAACCAACACTATAGATGCTACTGACGAAAGGGGGAGTTCGACAGACTCCCTCTTTTCTTTTATAGGACAAACACTTAATCAATGTTAAATAATTAGCTTTTTTAAGCGTGAAATTTGGGAACACGGACAAAAACGCTTACCTTTGCAGCGTCCACAATGAAAAACACGATACCATGACAGGCACAAGCATCAAAAGACAGGAGCTGCGATGGCAGGCCGAGGAAGACGCGCGGACGATGGCCCGTTACCAGGAGATACTGGGCGACAGCCAGAGGATGAGCCGCGCGGTGAAAGTGGCCAGACAGCAGGCATCCGACCTCAACAAACGTGCCGCCGCGATGAACAAGGTGGCGGGCACGAGAGCGAAAACGAAAAAGTAAAACAATCGATACCATGGAAAACGGAAGACAGTAGCTGGCGGCCCTGAATTTCATGTCCCTCCGATCGCTGGTGGACAAGGCCAACGAGCTGGGCATACGCAAGGAGCAGATAGTGAACGTGCTGCATTTCGGGGAGATGTTCTCGCTGATATACTACAAGGATTCGGAGGAAGGCGCATGACGGAGAGACGCATGACCACGGAGGACTATGACCAGGAGTCCGTCAGGTACTGTCCACGGTGCTACTCGCTGCGGATAGGATGTATAGAGGGGATAGACAACTCGGACTACTGCATGGAATGCGGCTGCTCGGAGACGGCGGAGACCGACATAGTGACTTGGGAGAAGTTGTACAGGCAGCGCTACAAGCGCGACTATGTGCCGAGGGGCTGCGACCCACGGAGGCGGAGGGTGTACCGTATGTCGGACAGGGAGCTGAAGCAGGCGCTGTACGACAGGGACGACTGGAAGCGGATAGTGAAGGCGCTTTATCGGGACTTTCCCGAAAACCTCACGAGGGCGGAGTCGGCGATACTGGCGATGGACATGCTTGAGAAAGACCGCAGGGTGGACGAATTGAGGGATTTACTAATATCGAAATAAAAAACACACAGTTATGGAAGAGAAGAAAAACGCGCGTCCAGCCATCGTCGGGAAACAGGCGAAGGGGGCGCATGAGAACAGGAAACCCACATACGAGGAGCTGAACAACTACTGTATGCAGCTGCTCAACCAGAACAAGGCGCTCGTGGAGCAGCTGAAGCAGCGCGACCTCGCGATGCTGTTCAAGCGCATGGACTACCTGTTCGCCGTGGTGGGCAACAGCGGGATGTTCCCGAAGGAGTTCGTTGACAAGTGCGTGGGCGACATACAGGCGCAGCTGACCGTCCCGGAGGACGCCGGGGAGGGCGAGAGCGATGGGGAAGCTGCCGAAGCCTAACAACATCGTAGAGATAAAGACACGGCTCGACACCGACTTCTTCCGATGGTGGTGCGTCTTCCTTCGCCCGTTGATAAGCCTCACCAACAGGGAAATCGACGTCATAGCGTGTTTCCTCAAGCAGAGGTTCGAGCTCAGCAAGAGCATAACCGACCCCGTGATACTGGACACGGTGGTGATGAGCAACGACATCAAGAGGAAAGTGATAGAGGAGTGCCAGATAACGCAGGAGCATTTCTACGTCGTGATGAGCAACCTCAAGAAGAGCAAGGTGATAGTGAACGACATGATAAACCCGCGCCTCATCCCCAACATACGGATAGACGAGAAGACGGGCTATTTCCAACTGCTCATACTGTTCAAGCTCGGATGACCTACAAGGAGATAACGTCGCGCGTGGCTGCGGAGACAGGAGTCTCGGCGGCGTTCGTGGACAGGGTTTACAAGGCATACTGGCAGGCGGTGCGCGACCACATAGGGTCGCTGCCGCTCAAGGATGACCTCACCGACGAGGAGTTCCTCAAGCTGCGCCCCAACGTGAACATACCGAGCATAGGCAAGCTGTACGTCACCCTCGGCAGGTACAGGGGGATGAAGAAGACCCATGAGTACCTGCGACAACTAAAAACAGACAAAGATGCTGCACATAAGCAAAGTGAAGCCGATGTTCACTAACCTCGTGACCACCGGCGACAGGTTCGAGAAAGACCTGACATCGAACGGCATAATACTTGCCTACAAGGGCGACCTGAAACCGTGGCAGACGGTGACGGCCATAGGGAGCGCCGTGCGCGACATAAAGGTAGGCGACAAGGTGATGATAGACTTCGCCAACTACCTCGTAAGGAAATACAGCAAGGACTCCATCCAGAACGACATGGACAACAACCCTAAAGTGAGGTACGACCTCCACTGGGTGACGGTGGACGACGACGAAGGCCGCCCGCAGGAGTGGCTTCTGCTCTCCGACAGGGACATACAGTATGTGTTCGAGGGGGGAGGAGAAAGACGACCCGATAATACAGGTGACGAAACCCGTGTTCATCGCGTGAACAGGAAAATCCCGTAGTCTTCTTGGACAAGGCGTATGTGACGAACCAAAAAAAAGAGCGGGTACGCGGCTGCTGCGTTGTGCCTGCTGTCGGGTCAGACCGAAAGAACGGTGTCAAAAAACAGCTGGCATCATTCCAGACATCTTTCCCAGCCTACGGACTCGTCGATTTTTGTCATGACTGCAAAGAGTCCGCAGCGGATTCGCAGCATGAACTATCTGATGTCAAACATAAGACAGAGACCACAGAGGATTGCCTTTTCTGGGGATTGTTCCCCGTCGGAAGGTTTCTGCGGCAATGGTTCGTCCATACGCCTTTTGCTTCCCCGCACACATACAGAACGGAAGAAACTGAGAAATATTATGAGGAACTGGCGAAACCTTTAGTCAATCATTATTGTGCTTGCGCACCTATGACTTCAAGAAGTCGTACAGTGCTTGGAGCCAGCACATTCAGGATTAGGGCTTGTATAATATCCATAATATGGAATAATGTGTTAAAGGTTTCGCCAGTTCCTCCATCATAACGGAGAAACAGCGACTTTATTATGAAACTTGTGACGGTAGAGAACTACGAGCTGAAAGTGGCCGACGAGGCGTTGCTCGTGAAGCCCATACGGCGACTGTTCAACATGGACAGGAGCAAGGGCAAGGAACGGTTTTACGAGCAGATGTCGGTGCTGTTCTTCGTGTACAGCCCGTCGAGCAACTACTCGTACATAACCGACGAGAAAGAGCGTCTCGCCGAGGTTCTCGCGCAGGAGGGCATAAAGGACTTCAGACCCACCGCCGAGTTCAGGGACGCGGTGGAGATATACCGCAGGCTCAACACCACCCCGTCGAGCATCCTCCTCGCCGACACCAACATGGTGGTTGACAAAGTGAGGAAAGTGCTCAAGGACATCGACTTCGAGGAACTCGACGAGGAGAAGAAGGTGGGCGCGGTGAAGACCGTGGCCTCGGTGGTGGCGATGATACCCAAGCTCGTGAAAGACCTGTCGGAGGCGGAGAAGGCCGTGCAGAAAGAGATTGAGGAGAACAGCAAAGTCCGTGGCGGCTCCGAGTTGACCATAATGGACGACCCCGAATGGGGAAATTGACATAAAGGGCGGGAATACTGTGGTTTCATTTACAGGTCAGAAGTTGTCCTTGTCATAAATATGGCGGACGATGATGTCTGCCGCCATACTTATGACAAGATTGACGAAACACTATGTTATAAAACTGTCCATGTGATATTGCCACAGCTTCCCGCTCTTCATACATAACGGAGAGAAACTGCAAAAAAGTATGAATGGTGGATGGACTATGGGGACTTTCAGCTAACGGAGATAGTTGTCATGGATGTGGCAGCCGATGACACTGACCGCCACATCCATGAATAATTCACGGATAATCATAAGCATTTGAAGTGTTGCCCATAGCCATCCGCCGTTTAAAACATAACGAATTATTTTCGGAAAAAGTATAAGGTAAATGGTTTTTTGGTAAAGATTGAAGAATTATCTGAATCTGAAAAAGCCTCACTGTGCGCGACGTATAATGAGGCTTGTTTTGTTTGGTGACACTATGTGTCTTATAAAAAATTTAACCAAGTCCAAGAAAAATCCTTAGAAAACCGTCCCGTCTTGAATATTTTCCCTAACTTTGCGGCGTATATATGAGACGAGATGACAAAGCAGTGGGTATGGTACTCACGAGCATAAACTACGCGAGACTCATAATGTGGCTCGCCGTCCACAGGAAAGGGGTATGGCTGAACAAGACACAGCTTCAGAAAATCCTCTTCGCGTGCTACGGCCTGTATCTGGCGAGACACAACGACCGTGCTTGTGACGGCATGAAAAAGCTCTTTTCGGACGACTCGCCGAGGGCATGGCCGTTCGGCCCTGTGTTTCCGAGGTCATACAAACGCTGTTACGCTGCGCCAGAGTCACTGCTGCCCGAAGAAAAGGAGGCGTTCGCCAGAGACGAGAACACGCTGTGGGGAATCTGTTCGATTACGGACAGGATGTGTATGATGTCTGCGGCGAAACTTACGAGGTGGTCGCACCAAGAGGGCACTCCATGGAGTGACACCGTGTTTTCTGACGGCGGAAAGCTGAAATGGAACGCCGAGATAAGCGACACGTCTATATACGAGTATTTCAGTAACCCGGAATGGAAGATAGGTTTGACAGCATAACAGAGAAAGCGAAACCCAGCAAAGGCTTTTCAGAAGGCTCGTCGCCGTTGACAGGATGGTGTTCCAAGAATTCAAAAAGAGTCTGGATGGGAAACAGGACTAACACGAGGTCGCCACATTTCTGGTGGACAGTATTCATGACGGAAAAGACTATGATGAAACTGTATTATATATTAGCGCTCTGCCTGTGCATAGCAGGGTGTGATACTCCAAAGAAAGAAAATGTCGCCGTGGAAGAGGAAACGGACACGGTTGACTACACGAAACTGCCGTCGCACACCGCTGACGGCAGGCAGATAAACAACACCAACGACGACATCCACGCGGAGGACGGCTTCGAGATACTGCATCCGGGAGACACCGCCAACTGGCCCATCCCAGGCTATCCCGAAACGATAACGGTGGCGTTCACGAGGAATGGCGTGTTCGAGGACTCCATAAAGTGCGAGATGACTGGCGGAGACGAGAACCACAGATTCCTGTACATATACCGCACGGCTGTGGGCGACGCGTGGTTCTACGACAGGGACGGCAAATTCGTGCGTTTCGTCTGCGTGTCGGAGCCGCACTCTGGCCAGCCGCACAAATACAAACCATAACGATTGACGGCAATGAGGAAAGGGACGTTCCACAAGAACTTGAGATACAGGGACAAGAACGGGCACGCTTTCGGGAAAGGCGTGTGGCTCGACGAGTAGGGCAAGGTGATAAAGCCTGGCACCGGATGGTATGACGAGAAGAGAAACATCGTGGTGCAGTACAACACCGACGGCACTAAAAGCGGCTATACCAAAGAGCAGTGGGCGCAGAAGAAGATGAAGGAGCGCGAGATACAACTCCTTCAGAACGACAGGAAATGGGCGATACCCAAATCCGGCAGAACTACGGACATCACTTTGGACAAAGGCGTCGAGGACAAATACGGGGTACGGAACAGAAACGTTCCGGTGAACGTGCTGGACTCCATTGCCGTGAATGCCGAGAGGGCAGGACTCCCGTTCAGGGAAGCCCTCGGAATATCGATAAAAGAGTCGTCATTGGGAAAAGGCAAGGACAAGTACGGCAATGGCCGTGGCTACGGACAGTCGTACCTGCCGTGGCTCTCCAACATACGAGACCCGAAAACCACGGAAGGGAAATGGGCAAGGGGCGTGTCATACGACGACGTGCAGAGTCCCACGCTTCTCGTTCCCGACTGGCAGCGGTATGAGAGTCCGTTCGCCCCGATGTTCTACGACGGGAGACTTCAACCCCTTTCGCCGCAGGAACACAAGCGGAGAATAGACGATGAACGTGAATATCTCCTTCCTGCGATGCACGAGTACAACAACTCCTCGTTCGTTGACCAATCGCCCCTACAGCACGCTTTCGCCAAGTTCAAGAATGACCCCGACAGCTATAACCACGGAGACCCGACATATCCGCAGAAAGTCCGTGACATAGGGAACTTCGTCGTCGCCAACAGTCCTGAAATACGGCAATACATGGAAGAACGCGGCATCAAGGCCGACGGCGGCAGGATGAGCCGGTGGAGCGACCTCCCGATAAGGGAGAAGCGGGAATACATACGGGCGGCGGTAAGGCAGGGGATGCGCGACATGCCCTCGATAAGGAAGGCATACAACGAGTTCGCCAAGGGCGGCAACCTGTACGACGGGTGGACGATGCCCTCGCAGCAGATGCGGGACGACATCTCCCGATGGGAGGGAGCGTTGATGGCGACCAACCGCAGCTTCGGCGACGAGGCGAGGGACTTCATACGGGCGCTGCCCGCAGGAGTGAGGGAGCGCGTGCTGTCGAACCCCCGGCTGGCCGACTACCTCTATTCCTACTCCTACAACGTGGGCGCGGGGAGGTTCAGGGAGAGGGTCGTGCCCGCGCTGGAGAGCTACTATGAGGGTGACGGCACCGTGGAGGACATACAGAAGTCGATGTGGGCGTCGAAGGACACGAAGCTCCGTGGACTGGCAAGGCGCAGGCAGTGGGAGCGCGACGGGGTGAAAGACGCGCTGCGGGACACCGAGACGGAAAGGCTCAACCGCAGGATCGACACCCCCTCGTTGCCTGCCGCGATGCCCGAAGAAACGGCGCCGCAGCCCGTGCAGATACGGATGCCCGAATACCTGCGGGGATGGCAGCCGCAGCAGCAGGACGAGGAAACGACATACAGGCAAGACCCGAACTGGGGAATACGCACGCTGTACAACCTCTCGCGTATGATGGGGCAGGAACAGGAGGGCGACGGCACGCTGATGGCCGCGCCGCCCACCGGCGAAGGCTCCCCTTACGTCGTGAGGACACAGACAAACGGAGGAAACATGCTCAAAGACGGAGGAAAGAAAAAAGACAATGGCTACGCCAGTTCGGGATAAGAAAGTCAGAAGAAAAGTTGGTAATCTCGCTAAAATTTTGTATCTTTGTAACTGAAAATCAATTAAATACTAAAATTAAAAGCGATGATTACCAAGGACAAAGTTACA